TTGTAAAATCGTTTTGTGATAAATCATAACCATCTTTTTTAGAAACAAATAATGTTTTAAAATAAGTGGTTAATTTATTTTTAATAAGGAGATAAAAATGACTCACACCATTTCTATCTAAAAATTGTTCTTTATTAGCCATTTGTCATACTCCTTTCTTATAAATTTCTTAAAATTTCTTCAAGGTCGGCATTGCTTAATGCCTCCATTTCTTCACCTTCGATAAGATGTAATTCTTTGTCATTAACTTTACCTTGCTCTTTTGCTTTCTTAAATACTTCTTCCGAAGGATATGTGTTAAGTATTAGTTGTGGGGAATCATTAATAACCGCCATCAATCATACCTCCTATTCTGTTTTAGTATTAGGGATTCCAAGGGGTAGTACCATTGGCATCTTCGTACCATTCACCATTGATGTAATATTTACCTTCGTATTCAGGAATATAACCTTCAATCCGAATATACATAGGAGCTTCTTCCTGTGTTATTAAATCAGTAGATGTTTCGATACCGATACACTCTCCTGTTTCTTCGTCTATAATTGCATACCAAAATTCTAACTGTACACTCATATATAATTATCCTTTCCATAAAAATACATTAACTTTGTTTCTGTATTTTCTATATTTTCAAAATAAATGTTAAGAAACGACCCATTGTGATAAGCACTAATTTCACCCGATGTAATGTAGTCAACACCTATTTTTTGCCTTTCGTTTTCTATTAACGAGAAAACAAAATTTTCTTGTAAAACAATATCACCTATATTTGTAGAGGAAACAAAAATAATATTAGGTATCGTCTTAGTTAAGATTGAAATACCATATTTTTTATTACCATTTTCATCAGTAATTAATTTTATTTTTCTTTGACCATAACCTGCTTTTTCAAAGCATTTACCTGTACCAATAACTTTTTGTCCATTCGCATAACCCATTCTACCATTTTGCATATCGGCAGGGGTTATATCGGCATCGGAAGTATCAAGTCCTATACCGTTTGTAACTCCAATGCCCTTAAATCTTTTATCACCATACACAAGCATATTATTCAGCCTCCTCTACATCCTGTTCACTCCAAGACTTAAAAACAACAACTGCCTTTTCATCGTTATCAGTTTCGTTTTTAATCTCTTGAATCAGCCTCATAATTTGCATATAAATTTCAGGTGTAGGGTCTACAGGCACACCAAAATGTTCAAGGATAGAGGGGAGAAATACAACATAAGAAGAGGTAGTTGATTTTAAATCACCTGCAAATACACCGACTTCAACAACCGACCCCATAATATCAATAGGAAATTCACAACTATCATTCTCCAAAATAACATCTTTATGTTTATTCCCATTAACAAATCTTACTGTTTTAACTAATCCATCCCATTCTTCGTCAAATATAAAATTAGCCTCATAACCTTTGTTGTAACTTACAGGTGGCTCATCAATAGGTATAGTTTTTTTGTCGAGCTGAATTATCTTATTCTTTACATAAAAATCCATAATAAATCAGCTCCTTATTCATCTTTATTTTTCTTTGTTTTTGTTTTCTTAATTGGTTTAGAAGTATTTTCTACTTCTTTATTTTCGTCAAGCATATCCCAACTATAGCCCTCGCAAGGCTTGAAAGTTCTTTTTATAAATTCAAGATTGAAAACTCGTTCAAAGTTTTTACCTCTAATAGAATATTTATTCTTATCTTGTACACATTCATAAATTGTTCCAATTTCAACATCGTAGGGATATTGAGGGATAGCAGGTGAACTATAAATCACTTTTATGATTTTAGCCATTTAAATCACCTCCGCTTTAAAACTGATAAAAATAGAGTAGGGAAAACCCTACTCTAAATATTATTTTATTTACTTGTAAAATTAGTCTTCGTAAATGGTGTATGTAGCCATATCCTCAGAACCACTGTCTTTTAATACATCGAACTCAATAGAGAGTGTAGTAATGTTGGCAGAGTCCATTGTAAGAGTAAACTGTGACTTTGCCTTAACATTGAGATAGTGGATATTAACAAATTCGTCAACACCATTAGTATCTCTAATTAAAGTATCTGCATAAATTTCAAAGTTCTGTGGGAACTTGTCGCCTGAAATAGTAAGAGTTTTAGCACCTGATTTCTTGGTTAAATAGAATACAACAATCTGACTATCGTTGGGGAAATCAGTGCTATCTACTGTAATTACCTTCTCTGCAATAGCGTACTGTCCAGCAACAGGAGTAGCTTCGGTTGCAAGTGTAAGCTCGTCAATGTGTGTAATACCATCATCGTCAAGCTTATATACTTCTAATGATGATGCCACAGGTGTACCTGCGATAGTAGCCTTACCATCTGTAACAGTAAGAACTTCTCTCTTAAGAATATCAATATCGCCCTCTACAAACTCTGTACCAAAGAGCATAGAAATCCATCTGAGGTCAAAAATCTCCATATCTACCTTAAGAGTAGACTGACGGTTGTAGTCCCATCTAATTGCATTAACATTCTTAGACTTTGCATAAACCTGCTCAGAACTCCAATCGTTAGTTGAAACGGTTGCATAGTTAGAGTAAATAAATGTCTTGCCCTTTTTATCGCCACTCTTATACTTTACGAAAAAGTTGGCACTGTCTTTAATACCATAAATATTCATCTAATTATTCCTCCTTATTTTCTATCATTGACTCTGATTAAATCAGTCCAATGATGATTTTTAATTAATTTTTCTTCGCCTGTAACGCAATATATATCAAACAATTCACGGAAACTGCTTTTTCCTAAAATTGCTTTATAACATCTTGCAATATTCCATAATGTCCATTGTAATATGTCATTCATCGGAATATAATAATCTCCACCAAATTGACACGCATTTATTAAATCAGATAAATCAACTTGTGATTTTTCGGCACTTCTTCTTCTACCTTCTTGTAATTTATTCCATATATCTTTTTGTTTTGCTGTCATATTTTTAGGTGGCTTTTCTTTTTGCACTTTTTGTTTTGAGTTTGACTCCAAAATAATCTTTGAAAAATCTGCAAAGTTATTTTTGTCTATATGCCCATCGCCAATATACAAAGTTTGTTTTTGTTCATCAAAACCAATCTTGTCTGTTTTACAAAAAAAACTAATGCTATTTAATAGCATAGATAAATTGTTGTTGTTAACCGTTAATATATCAAAAATATTTATATCTTGACTTTGAACTTCTTCGGGAATATCTAAATCATCTATATCTATCAAAAAGGGAAGGAGTAACATATTGTATTTTTCCATACCATAATCCAATATCTCATCGAGAGTGATTTGGTGTATAGGAATTTTATTAAACTTAATTGGCTTTTGAGCTTCTAAATAAACTAAATCTAATTCCATAAACACAACACCACTTTACACAATATGAAACTCTGTAATTCTTAATGTAATATAATGACCAATATATCTATCTCCGACCTCAATGTCTCCACGATTATGAAAATTAAATTCGCCTATAGTTGTTTTGGTGAAAATTGTTTCGATTTCATCAGCAATATAATCATATCTAACACCGTATGTCGTACTTTCAATTTCAATAGGGCATAAAATATAAAATGTCACTAAACCATTACGATAACTTTTGCCTTGTTTATTAAAGTTTGAAAATTCAGTCGAGATAATAGTTTTATGCTCCGTAGCCGTATCAAATATTTTCTTATACGGATAAACATAATTTCTCATTAATAACGAAGGTTTGTCTATATATTTTTGTTGTTCCTCGTTTAATGTAGTATCTAAGAAATCTTTATCTTCAACAACTAATGCTTTTATAATATTTTGATTTTGTAATAATTCAAAACAGACCTTATTACGCATATCTCCAAAACTTTGTCCAATCATTTATACCACCCCAATCAAATAAAACTACGAATAGTAAATATTCTTTCAAAAGTGATATTCTGTAAATCGGGATATAAAATTCTTAATTTAATTTTTTTACCAATATATTTACTATTACTACTAATTTTCAAAGAAACAAAATTATCTTCGGCACTAATAATTTTTGCATAATCAATTATATTGCCATTTTCATCTGATATATAAAACAACGCTTTTGTTTCAATGGTTTCATTATTCTTAACAAAACTTTGAATCTTAACTGTTTCACCACAAGTAAAATATGTCTTATCAAAATCTATGTCAATTATATATTCATCAGTTTTATCTGTGTCTCCACTTGGAATATTATGTGGCTGATTACTCCAATAATTAGCTATGCCTAACTCCATATTATCGTCAGCACATACGGCATCATCTTGAAGTTTTATAATAATCAAACCATCTCTAACTTCATCTTCCAACACCGTTAAATTATCAATACCAACAGCTCTGTAAATATAGTCACGAATGAAAAATCTTATATTAACATCCTCTTTGTCTAAATATCCTAAATCGGGACAATAAGCTGTATATAATGATTTAGGCAATCTCATAAAATCATTATCTCTTTCATTAATATAGTTTCTTGTACCAACATTGATAAAGCAGGGAAGTTCTCTGTAAACTCCATTTTTATAAAATTTCAAGATACAAGTAGCTTTGGCAAGCGTTCCTGCGTAAGAAATTAATTTATCTATATCAACTTTGGTTACAAAATATATATCATCATCCATCTTTAAAATATCACCGATTTTTAAAACCTGATTTGGTTTACACCTAACCTTATAACTTTTACCACCAGTTATTATATCGGTATCCACCCAAGCAAGAACATTTGTTTGTATATTATTTAATAACACTGTTTTGCAAGAAGGGTTAGAATCAAAATCATATAACAAAGCATTTTTAGCCTCATATATTTCAGATTGTTGTTGGGTGCAATTTAAAGAATTACTTATTGTTCTGTAATAATTAATATCCTTCAATCATACCACCTCAATCTTCGATATTACTATAATCTAATGTTAGAGTGTTGCCTGTTGTATGGTCTATTGAATTATATCTATCAATCATTACCTCGTTTGCTTGTACAATAAGATTATACATAGCACTAAAACTATTTCTTTCATTTGCAGGACTAAATACATTTAAGTCTTTAGTTGTAAATCTATTTGCTTGTGCTTTTAATTTGCTAAATTCCCTAAACAAATATTTTTCATACATTACGCTTGCTATTATATCTATTTCAATATACGACAAGTCATAATTTAAAACTTTATTTTTATCATCAAAATCTATAAAGTTTTTACCACATTTATCAGGGGTGCATTTTAATGATATGGCAGACAACGCTTCTTTAAGGTATCTGTTGGAACGCATTTTAGCAATATCTAAAGCATATTCAATAGGCACATTATTATAACTAAAAAAGTCTTTATCTTTTTCTATTTTATCAAAAAATGCCTCATACAATGTTTCAAATTCAACCATTGTTAATCACCCCTTTACAATGTTGTTATTTGTTTGAAGCAGGTCGCCCTCTTTTTGGGGCAGATTTGGTTTCCGATTTGGTTGTATCTGCTTTATTTTCGTTTTGCGATTTCATTTGTTCTTCAAATAACTTAGTAAGATTAGCAATTTTTTCTTCAAGCTCAGAAACCTTCTGCTGACTTTGTTTTAATAATTCATCCTTTTCAGCAATTTCCTTATCTTTACTATCTTCATTGCTAAAACTATCTACTAATTCAATTTGAGTCTTAATAATTCCTTGCTGTAATTCCTTATATCTATGTTCAATAGCTTTTGCCACACGCATAGAAATGTCATAACTATTTGTTTGTTTTAAAGCAATATATACACCATAAACTCTGTCAAAATATCCCTTGGATTTAATATTGATTAATTTTGCAATATCATTCTTTTTACCCGAAAGAATACAGTCCATAATTTCAATTTGATTTAAGATATTTTCCCAATCTTGAATCTTTAAGAAAGCATACATATCTGCTTTAACTTCATCTTCAAATGTTAAATATCCATCTGTAAATACACCTGATTTACTATGAATTTCTTTAACTTCAACAGCAGTCATAGGAAGGATAATCGGATTATCCGTCATACAGGGTTCAAAAACATAATCTTGAACACTTGTTGATGCAATAATAGTTGAAGGCATATAACTGCATACATTAATAACAGTATTGTTTGTAATCAAAAGTAAAAACTCCCTTATATTAAATTTTATTTTTAATTATAGAAAAGGGGATATAACTTAATATATCCCCATTAAAATATGTTAATCTTATTCAATAACGAGCTTGCAAAGATTTTCAGGATTTGTAATCATAAATCCATATTCAAAACCTGTAAGCTTAATATCTACTCTCTCAGCAGTATTATCAAATGTTTCATAAGCACGAAGAGAACCTCTTGTTTCGAGAGTACCAATCTTATCTGAAATACCATAAAGAGTCTTGTCTGCAAGAACAGGCTGTTCATTTACCTTAATAACTGAAGGAATATGAGCAACACGAACACCGTCAACAAAGTCAACAAGACCATAACGGTTGAAGTTGTTCTTCATTTCTTCAGACATATACTGAGCCTGACCTGTCATTCTTGCAATCTGCTGTGCATACTTTGTTCTACCAAGAATAAGAGGATTTACACCGTGTTCAAGGAGATAAAGTGTAAGCTGGTCAATACCTGCCTGAGTAAGAGAACCACTTGCTGTGAAATACTGTTCAGGCATTGAAGAGGTGATAAGAGTATCAAGATAAGCAATGCAATCACGGAAAAGCTTATTCTTTAAAGTTTCCTCCATAAACATAGTAAGATTTGCAACAGTCTTCCAACCATTCTTACGAAGCTGTGTGTATGAAAGCTCTGTTTCAATCTGAGCGTGTTTCCACACAGGCTTGATTTCTGTGTAGTCAACATATGACTTAGGAACGCTACCGCCCTTAGTAGCTTCATATGCTTTTAAGGTATTCTTAGGATTGATAAGACCCTGATAATCGTCAAATTCACCAACAGAACCTCTATCGAAAAGTAAATCAATAAGATGGTCGGGTGTTTCATAAACTACAGGTTCAAGTGTCTTAATAATAAAAGCAGAAAGTTCACATTCGGGGTCAGCACCTCTTTCACCAATCTGCTTTGCCCACTTATCAACTACTTCTGCTACATCTTTCTGCTCTGAAGTAAGAGACATATTATATTTTGTTCTACAAGCGGTTTCAAAAACAAGACCGTCTTGTGACATAATCTCAGCAATTTCATTTTTAGCCATTATTTTTTCCTCCTTTAAATTCAAATATTATTTTGTTTATTAGTGAATAACTTCAACGATAAGCATTTTTACACCAGCAACGGTTTCTGTGCCTCTTGAAACAAACTTAATACCGTCTGCATAAGCACACCACTTACCGTCAACACCAACACCAATCATTGTGCCATCTACCTCGGCATTAGCAACAAACTGGTCTGTGAAGAATGATTCACCAATAACATAGGGTCTAAGAAGTACAAAAGCACCTTCTTTAACATTGTCGAAATATGTATCAGCTCTATCAGTGTACATACATTCAACACCTTCAGGAAGATTATCTCTGTCTAAAACAAAAACACCTTCGTCTGTGATTTCACCAACAAATGCTGTTTTACCTGCTGTACCCTTAACTACACCCATACCTCTTTTAAGGTTGGTGTGTGCTACATATGTAGCATCAGTTGCTTTTTGTCCATTAACAATTCTATTTCTAAGCATTAATTTTTCCTCCTCTAAAATTTTATTTTATTTATCTACCAAGATATGCTCTCATAGCATCACGAGCATAACTATCGGATTTTTTACTATCTGTTTTTTCTGCTGAAAGATTAATTTGAATATTAATTGTTTCTTCGTTGTTTTCAGCATTAGCTTCAGAAGTTTCAACTTCTTGTGTTTTGTTTGCTAAAGAAGCGACAACTCTATCAGCAATTAAAGCCTTAATAGAAGCCCTATCAAGTTCATTAATATAACCCTGAATTTCTTCAGATGTTTCTAATTCTTCTTTGGTAATATAACCTGAAGAAATAGCATACTCAGATAATTCATTCTTGTCTTTTTCAAGCTGTGCTTCTTTTTCAGCCTTTTCGATTTCATCAACCTTATCTTTGTAAGGCTGTAATTCAGCAACCTTATCATTTAAAGACTGAACCTGAGCTGACATTTCAACAATAGCATTATCTTTTTGTGCAACAACTTTATTAATTTCTCTCGGAGAAATAGTAAGTGTTACAGGATTTCTTTCTATAATTTTAACTTGACTATTTTCTACAGTATATTTAACTTCAATAAGGTCAAGTTCTGACTTTGCACCATACTCTTTAAACCAAGCTGTATTATCAGCAGGGAATATAAGAACAGGATAGCCATAAGTACATTTACCATTACTGTCGGGAGCTTCAAACGCTTCATTAAGACTACGGTGTAAATCTCTTTCAGTTAATGCAGAGGCTTCCACTTCGTCACTGTCTGCCTGAACTTCAGACACATCGTTTGTTTCAACTACTTCAGTTTCAGTTGATGTTTCGGTAGTCTCAACTACTTCTGTTTCTGCTACTTCTTCTACAGTCTCCACTGTTTCTGATGTTTCAACAGTCTGCTCAATGTTTTCCATATTATCTTGCATCTCAATAACCTCCTTATTTTCAGATTTTATATTTGAACTTATATTAAGATTTTGTAAATCTTCCATAAGAGCAATATTTAATTCATCTTCTTGTTCAGAGGCAACCTCTAATAATCCACTTGAATCATAAGCAGGGGGAACACTCTTTGCTAACATAGCAAGACCTATAAATCTACCTTTGTCTATTCGTTTAATAACTTCACCGTCTTTAATCTTTTGACTAAATTCTTCTGTACAAATTTCCCAAGAAGTTCTTAAACTGTCTGCTCTTTCTTGTACAATCTTACAAGCATTTTCAAAGCGTTTCCAAATCTTATAATCTGCATAAATATAATCGTTGCCATCTTCTGCTGTTTCAATAGATACATTGGTACAAACACCAAATGCACTTGTATCAAATACAGCCTTTTTATGAACATTTCCTGATTCATCCTTAAAAGAAATTATTCGCATTTCGTGTGAACCAAAATCTTCTTTGCCTTTAATATCTTTTGTAATCTTGGCAACAAGTGGTGTTCCTACCAAAGTTGAAACCCATTCGTCAATAGTATCTCTATTTAAAGAAACATTGTTTTTATTTACATCAAAATCACAAACACAAAAGCGACCTTGGAGATAATCAGGATTAGATTTATCTTCAGCAATTTCAAAGCCTAAACCTTGAACTATAATATTGTTTTCATTCATTTAAATCACCACCTTATTCAACTTTGCTTTCGTTTCTCACAGAATCATATTTCTGCTTTTTTGTTTCTACTTTTGCTTTGGGTCTACCATCACCTTGATTTGTACCTTCGGTATTATTTGTATTGGTAGTACCATTCTTAGTTTGATTAAAGAAATTTTCGTGTGGAGCTAAAGCCTCTTCAATACCTTTTTCTTTTTCCTCTTGGCGTTTAATTGCCTCTGTGTTTGCACTACTTACACCAAGAATGTTATAACAAGTATCATAGCTTGCCCCAAGGGTAGTATGTAAGAAAGTTACCAACGACTGTCTCATTTCTAAACTAAGTAATTCGCTTGTAGAAATTTGAATTTCAGGTGCAAATGAAAGGTCAACATTATTTTCTTCTAATAATACTTTGTAGTATTTATTAATAACATCTGCTAAACTTTCAGCTATCTTATCAATAGTTTTCATTAAGTCTTTAATAGAAACATTTGACAGGTTTAAATCTGCCTCTGTGTCCATAAAGTTAATACCCAAAGCATTAAACACTCTGCTTCGATATGTTTTTAAAGTATCTGTATCTGTTAACGATGTGTTGTCAGATATATATTGTATAGATTCAACAAACCAAGGTGTTGTAATAAGTACAGTTTTATTTTTCCAAGCACTTATCAAGTTGGTATGAGCATATTGCATTTCATCCAAAGCTTTCTTTGTATAGTCTGTACCTGCAATTTCTTTTCTTAATTTCTGATGTACAATTTTCTTTGCACGAACTTTAACAATAGTCTCATCTGCATTTTCTATACTTTCTAACATTAAAGCAGGTTTAAGTGCTTTAAAAATTGGTGTTAAGCCGTAAAGTCCACCCAAATTGTTTATCCTAACCAAACCGACTCTTTTAGGGTCGAGTATGACATATTTTTCATTTTTCATATAAGCATCATAAACTTCAGGTGGGTAGTTTTCTTTAACAATTTGGTCTGCTTTATCAAAGAAAATATCTTGACCATTTTTCTTTTTTCGTGATTTTGGTCTAAGTTTACTTCGTAAATCACCAACATTAAATATAACCACAGGTTCACCATCAATTAAATACTCTGTAATTTCAACAATGGAAAGAGGGTAGCAATCAATGACTGCTCTACCTGTCTTTTTGTCGGTTCTTAAATACGAAATAAAATTACCACTTAAAAAGCTTTCCAAAGTACCATCTTTAATAAACTTTTCTATATTAACTTTTTGATTAAACTTTTCAATTAAAGGTTTAACAGTTTTATCTAATTTATTTTTATTTTTATTTTTATCATTAATAAGAGTAGAATATTTTAACGAGTGTTGAGTGTTTGTATAAATCTGAACACATTCATAAACCTTGCCAATAATATCATCTTTATTAACATATCGCTTAACAATACTATTTATATTTCTAATATCTTCTAAGCTATTTTGTGGATTATCTGAGTAATCATCAATATCAGAAAGGGTAAGAGTATTATTGGAAACATTTTCTTCGCCACCAAGATAACGAGAGTATGTGTGTCTCTTTTGCTCAAAATCATAATTAGATGTATCCCATTCAGTCTTTGGTTTGGGTTTTATATTAGAACTTCCATCTACCTCCGTAACAATAACCGTATTATCATCAACACTACTTACGAGAGGTGGTATTTTTACATCAAAATTCTCATCGTTCAATAAATCTCACTTCCTTTCTGAATAAAGTTTAAAAATTATTTTTAATTTTATAATGTTTATTTGCAATGTCAAAAATCTATTGTCGAAACACAACAGGGTGCATCAGACAAATCAGATTTATCTTCATTTCTTAAAATAGTATCTTTATGTCTTAATTCCCATAAATAATGTCCTGCCATAGCGAAGCAATAAGCTCTATCGTCATAACCACTTGTTGTCCATTTTTTATCTTCGGTAATATCCCAACGATAACCGCCATTACCGTTTTCATATCTACACATTGCAACAACTTCTTCTTTTAACAAATCAATATTTATCAATGCCATTTCTTCTTCAAAAGATAAATCATAAGTTTTGGATATTTGTTCACCCTTATTATTTTTATCTTCTTCTGTAATTGTAAGCATACCCTTACCATCATAAGATTCTGTAAAAGATATTAAATTCAATTTTAACATTTCTAAAGCATTGTTAAACATTGTTACTTTCCATTTGGGAGGTGACATAAGTTTTAAAGCAGGGTAAGCATTTGGGAAACGACTAACATATTCTTTCATTTCAATATCATCTATAAGTCCTCTGTGCTTAACACCGTCTTTTGTTTCAAAATCTTCACATAAGAAGTCAGCATAAAACTGACCACCACCACCTGAACCACTATCAATTAACACGGTTACATTTTCCCACTCTGCAAAACCATTGCCATTATATGCAACTATCAATTCTTTTAACTTTGCAAGCTGAGTTGTAACTTGGCAAGGTGTTTTATCCTTTTTAAAAATGTCGGCAAATAAAATACAATTAACTATTTTCATTTTCCAACCAACTTTTTCATCTCTATAATATTTGCACACTAAACAAATTGAGTTGTCGGCTTTTCTTGCAGGGTCATAACACAAAGCCCATTTAACATTTTTATCAGACCCATCGTTAAATAACTCAGGTATTCTAAATTCTGAATTAGCAATAATTGCACTTCTTTTAAAAGGTTGATTATCTCCACCAACAGAGTCAAACTTATTATAATACTCACGCATTGCTTTAGTTTTATTCTGTCTCATAGCATCATCAATAACTTCTTGTGTTAAAAGTGCTTTTGCATAAGGTTTACCATTGTAATATGGGTGTAATACTACATCTGCATTTATATCAGCAACATAATAATTAGGATTTCCCATAATCATTTGTTTTGACCAATTTTTATATGCTTTGTAGAAATATTTATCCATATCACCTGCCGAAGAACACAACAATGCTTGATTAGGCATTTTAATTGGCTCTAATTCAATATCAATATTTTTACCTAAAGCAAATGAGGAATCCTGTGTTAAGAAGGGGAGAGTATTGGTAATTAATCTCTCATCGAGGAAACCACATTCATCATAAACATTGAGATTTGAACGATAACCTCTGTTGCGGTCATAGTCAGATGATAAGCTTCTGCCGTGAGCCTCGTTAAACAATGTATATCTCCAACCACTTGGTAAATGTGAAAAACCACTTGTATTTGCAACATTTTTAACAATTTCAGAATCAAGCACATCTGTTAATCCTGTAACACTCGATATTCTTTTTTTAGCAATATCTTCTATCTTTTTAATAGTGTTGATAGACTGTTCGTGTGTACCTGATAAAAAGTATGTTTGATGATTTGGAATTAATAATTGTTTACAAACTACAAATGGTGCTGTCATAAATGACTTACCTGCGTTTCTTGACATAGCCCATAAAATATATTTCTTAGTCCAAGAGTTCATAAAAACGAGCTTTTGAGCATCAAGAAATTCTATGCCAAGAATAAATTCAGCAAACTTAACAGGTTGGCGAAATCCCCAAAGACGAATTTCAGTCCACTTCTGATAAGCCTCTAATTTTTTTGTTGTTAGCTCTTTGGTGGTTTTTTGAACATAAAATTCCATTTAACCACCGCCTTAACTATCTACTTGTCTATATTTTGAATTATTTAATTTATTATATTTTTCTTCAAGCTGTTCAATATATTCTTTCATTTGAGATTGTATATTTAATAAGTCAGAATTTTTTACTCTTTCTAATCTTAGTAATTCAGTTAATTCATTTACTTTATTATCTAATTTAATTCTGACTTCTCTTAATTCAGCAATCATATCCCACAGTTCAGATTCTTGAAGATTGATTTGTTCCATTAAAGATTTATTGCTTATATCTTGTACTTGCTTCATTGATTCACTTGTTTCTATATCAAACAAGTTCATTTTAGCTTCTCTAAGTCCAATCTCTTCTAACTCTTTAACAATTCTGCTCAGTGTTCCTGCACCCTGAGATTTGTTTAAAGCGTGGTTGACTGAAATACCATTATCTTTTGCCATAGCAAGAATACTACGATATAGCTTATCTTTAGAGCCGACCAAGCTTGAAATTTTAGAAGCATTTTCCTCAATATTCTCTGCCGAAGCCATCATTGAGTTAAAAGTTTTATTTAATTTTTCTACCTGTCCAAGAGACTTAACGACTTCTATAACAATGGGTAATTTAAAAGCATCTTCCAATGTTGCATCATCAAGAAAGGGTAGGAGAGTATTATAAAGAAACTTCTGTTCTGAAGTTGTATTATCAAAAAATGGGTCATAACCCAACATTTTAATACAGTCTTTTTTATTTATCTCATCTTCCTCAGTCCACACATCAGGAGCTACAACTGAAACAGTGTTGCCACCAATTTCAATTTTACCACTGCGGTATTTATCCTCTAAAATCTCTAAATCAAGAAAGTTTGCAGAATCATTAAAGTTATCTTTAAAACCTGCATTATCTTTAATAGAATTGAGCATACGGAAGTAACAAGAAACCAAAGATTGATTCATTTTTAATGAAGCACTTTCTGCACCTTCAAAAACTTTTGTTGAAAAAAATACATCACATTTTCTACACAAATAAAAAATTGCCAAATCACTACGACCTGTTTTTTTATAATATTCTTGATAAAATGTTTCAAGACATTCTTTACAATAGGGGAGGCGACAAGAGTTGTGTATATGTGTAGCATTATTAGAAATGTAAAAGGAGTTTACCTTACCGTTTGTACCGCAATTAAGGCACAAAGGAGTTTTAGCTTCTTGTACTTGAAAACGGTCATCGGTTACGGTTTTAGCTTTTTTAGTTCCTTTTGGTCTTGCCACTTATATCACTCCTTAATCTATCCTAACTAATTTAGTTTTGTCAGATATAAGTTCACCATCGGCATTTTGACATACATAAATAAAACCTTTTTGTGGTGGAATAGTTAAATATCCATCACCATAATCTAATTTGCTTACATCGCAACAACAACCTTGCTCATACATCTCTATATTTCCTTGAACATACTGACCTAACTTGTGAGTATGAGCCAAAACGATACTTGAAAAATCTCTGTCTTTTCTAAGGAAATATTCAACTGCCTTTTCAGTTGTCTTTAACATACCGCTTGAATAGCTCATAGGGTGAACGAAAAGTGTTTTACCAACTTTTCTATACCATTCACCTGTATATGAAATCTCGACATTTTCATCTTTAAATACTTCTGTTAAAGGTGAATACCAAGTTTCAGTTTTATTAAAACGGTCTTTATTTTTAAAACCGTCATTAACAATTAAATCCATAGGGGTATCAGGCATAAGATTCATTAAATCTTCATTTAACCTGTCAGAAAGATACCTACCTAATCTATGTTCGTGATTTCCTTTTACAATAATTACCTTTTTAGGTTTAATCATTTTAATAAGGTCAATCATATATTGACGAGTCATAACCATCTCATCAACAATGGGTACTCTGTATTTTTTGGAAAACTTAGAAGTTGATTGACAATCTTCTATGTCACCATTTAAAACAAGAATATCTGTTATACCCACATAATCTCTAAATGTTTCCAATGGAAGATTAAAGGGGATGTGTAAATCACTTATACTTAATATTCTTGTAGCTACATTGTTGTCATTATGTAAGTAATTATAATAATCTACCCAACCATAAGCTCTATGTCTTAAATAATCAACACTGCAATCTAAATTAAGAATATTAATTATTTCTTGCCAATCTAAATCAATTTCCTTATTAATCTTTGCTCTGCAAAGTCTGAATTTCCATTCAAATTCACTTTCGTTTGGCATTTTGTTTAAATCCATAATCTATTTAATACCTCACAATACAAAAAGCACCTATTAAAAAATAGATGCTTAAATTTAAATTTTAATTTTAATTATTCAGGCTTGCCAACCTTTATCATAGTTTGTTTTACGGCATCTCTTAATCTTTTGCCAGCGGATACTTTTAATTTATACTTATCTTTAACCTCTACACGAATTGTATTGTCTCTTGGGTCGGTTCGGAAGTGTTCAGGTACAAATTGTGTTTCAACATCAATTATTCCATAAAGTTGAACTCTATCACCATTTTCAACTGCCTCTACCAATAAATCACCAAATGAGTCTAAAACCTCTTCACATACAGCCTGAGAGTATCCACTATTTCTTCCAAGATACCTAACTATATCTTTTTTTAAATATACTCTATTCAAAAAGTTTCATCCTTTTCATTCTTTATTTTCGTTTTTCTTTTTCTGAGCGTTTTTCCACTTTAAATATCTGTCGTATTTATATTCAACAACATATTTCTTATGGCGTTTGCCCTTAGAATGTTTTTTCATCGTCTGAGTCCATTCACCTTGTTTTAAAAAACCAAGCTCCATCATTTCTGTAAACTCTTCACGACTAATTTGCTTCAAAATAATTCACACCTTTTTATTAAAATTTTATTTTATTTATTTGAGAAAAATCTTATTCTCTCATAATTAGTAAATAAAACCAAGGTGTGAATTTTTATAGAAAAAATCTATAAATTTTTACTTTTTCTAATACCCCTTAATCATTTTTATGCTTACGATAATATTCCTGATTATATAGAATTTTACTATTTAATTCTTTGTCTCTCGCACACTCTTTACAATATTTTTGTCTATTACTATTTCTAATGGTAAGGATTCCGCACTCTGCACAAGCAATAATTTTCTTATCACCGTTAAATCTTCTCCACCATAAACCACAAGTTGTAAAATCATATATACAATAACTATCAATAGGAGAGGGGAGGTTTTTATTTTTTATATCTATCTTTCCTACATATTCATTATACTTATCTAAGAATGTTAAACATATGGCACAACTATCACTAATAAAAATTAAATCATTAACATATAGCTCATTCATAATTTTAATCATATTACCATTTGATAAATTACAAAATTTCTTTAATTCTGAATAAGTGATATTGACCCATTTATCTGATTTATCGGCTTTTATATTTAACTTATTACAACACCACAATCCGAATAACACCTGTTTGCCAACAGGAGAGATATTTAAAGATTTAATATAAGAAAGCTCATATTCGTTAAATTCTATATAATCAATATCTAAAAATTTTATATCCTTTTTATATACAGTATTTACCGCATAATTTACATTCTTATATAAATCTGAATTATCATAATCATCAACCTGAGTTTTGCAAAATTGTACTAATAAATCTTTACACTCTTTTTTGTTATGATTGCATTTAAACTTATAATATTTTGCAAGTATAAAAATATCTAAACCTTTTTTATTTTGATTTAATCCGTTCTTTAAAACATTTAATGCGTATTGTTCTTCATCAAAAACACTAATCATTTACTGCCACCACCTTTAATTTCAAATTGTTCAACTTTATATCTTTTACCCAAATATAAAATATCTCCACCTTCATCTAAAACAGGGTAGTCAATAATTTGTGGATTATTTTTAACAACATTTAAAAATATTTCATCGCCAAATAAATTCCATAAAATATCCTTGTTATAACTTGGAAAATCAATATAAAAAATATCAATTAAACAATTAATAAGAACATCTTGATTTGAACATATATTAAACAACTTATTTTTATATATTTCATATATATTACTAAAGTCATTATTAAACTCATTACAGTAATCATTTTTATTGGAATTACTGCTCACTGAGGTTCTAAGTGTTTCTCTTAATTCTTTAATAATCTTATAAACCTTGTTGTATGTATTGCTATCAATTTCATCATCAAGGATTTTTTTATATGAATCAATATAAGACATATTGGAACGGTCTTTAATATTAATTTTGATATTATTTTTAATACCCTCCATATAATGACATAACACATTCATAGCAGAGCCATTATCAATAACAGGGCAAGCTTTATAATATCTTTCCAAAAATGCAATCTGTTCTTCGGTTTTATTTTCTATGCCCTCTAATTCTGTAACACTTACATTCCAACGAGTTTTACAGCTTGTATCATAATCCTTCAACCATTTTTTATATTTATTTTTTGTGGTTTTATATAAATAAATAAAAAAGTAAGGATGCTTATCACAAAGGATAGAATTGAATAATTGTTTTTCTTTGATTTCCTCTTCGGTATCTTCTTCGGTAATTTTTTGCCATTTTTTCCACACCGTTGGGATACCCTTTACGGCACGACCAATTTTTGCCTTATCTATCTGTAAGCTCTGCAATTTACAACCCATTCTCATTCTATTAATAAGAATTTGATACTCTTCGCTGTTCTCACCAAAGTCAGCCATTAAACATCTAATAGTTGTAACATTATTAGTGATTTGTCCAATAATAGAGCCAAAAGTGAATTTGTCTGCCACCTGTAAATCTTTAGGTTCAAAAAGCCATTTCTTAGGTTTTTCGACCTTGCCAACAACAGGCATATCGCTTGTATAAGTATTATTAACCATAATCTCATTATTTGTGGTAGCCAAAATATCATAGTCAAAATCACTGCCACCAAAATGCAAAGTGTAATCATCGTAAATATTAGTAATGATACCTGTATAACTATATTTAAACCATTTTTCTGTCAAATCATTTTTATATAAATCATAAACCTGATGTTCAGATAGATAGGTGAGGGGAGAACGCATACAGTCAATTTTGGTTGCATTTTTATTATTCCAATAGTTAGAATAAAAACTTCCCGAAGGTATTAAACCTTTTACCTCTAATCCACAAGCGTGTTCCATAAAAGCAAAACTATCAGGAACAATAACTTG